ACGAAGCCCAAAAGAAGCTGCTTGAAAAGACAGACAAGAAGTGGCGGTTCGGTGACCTGTTTACCAGCAGCATTTCAAACTACAACATCCCTGCACCATTCCACCGTGATGCAGCCAACATCATCGGGGCGGTAAACGTCATTATCACCAAGCGTGAGAATAGCATCGGGGGCAACCTCAACATCCCCGACTACGGAGCAACAATTGACCAATGCGACAACTCAATACTGGTGTACCCAGCATGGCGCAATATGCACGGAGTAACGCCCATTGAACCAACGGCTGAAGGTGGCTACCGCAACTCGCTGGTATTCTATCCCTTAAAATCTTTTGAAAATGTCTAACAGAGTTGAACACACAAAAAGGGCATTGATTGAAGCAATGGAAGCCTCGCTTGGCGTGGTGACAACCGCCTGCAAAAAGGTAGGCGTAAGCCGCACCACGTTCTACGAGTACTACAATACGGACGCAGCGTTCAAGAAAACGATTGATGAACTGGAGGCCGTAGCCCTTGACTTTGCAGAAAGCCAGTTGCATGCCCAGATAATGAAGGGCAGCACGGCAGCCACCATCTTCTACCTCAAGACAAAGGGCAAGAAGCGTGGGTACATTGAACGCCAAGAGATTGAAGCCGTAGGCGGTAAGATGTTCCAAATAGAGGTGCTTGGGGAAGATACAGACCAATAAGGTATTCAACCACCTCAAGCGCAGCGACAAGAAGATAGTTGTTGAGCAGGGCGGCACTCGGAGTGGGAAGACATACAACATCCTGCTCTGGGTGATTTTCTATTACACCGACCAACACACGGACAAGACCATCACCATCTGCCGTAAGACGTTCCCATCGTTGCGTGCTTCGGTGATGAGGGACTTCTTTGAAATCCTGCGGCAGAACGACCTGTATCGTGAGGACTATCACAACCGGTCAAACCACGAGTACTACCTCAATGGCAACTTGGTGGAGTTCATCAGCCTTGACCAACCGCAAAAGATACGAGGCCGTAAGCGTGACTTGTTGTACATCAACGAGGCCAACGAACTAACGTATGAGGATTGGCAGCAGCTCATCCTGCGTACCGAAGGCAGGGCAATCCTTGACTACAACCCATCGGATGCGTTCCATTGGATATACGACAAAGTTGTCCCCCGTGATGACTGCGACTTCTTCCAGACCACCTACATTGACAACCCGTTCCTTGATGCAAGCGTAAAGGCAGAGATTGAACGCCTCAAGGAAACCGATGAGGACTACTGGCGTATCTATGGCTTGGGCGAGCGTGGCATGAGCCGTGCCACCATCTTCCAGTTCGGAGCAACAGACGTACCCAGCAACGCAAGGCTCTTGTCAATGGGGCTTGACTTTGGTTTCACCAACGACCCCAGCGCACTTGTTGCCGTGTATGAAGCAGACGGTTGCCTGTACCTTGATGAGTTGCTTTACCAAACCGGCATGACCAACAACGACATCGCCAACGTGCTGACCTCGCTGGGTGTTGACCGCAGGAGTGAGGTGTATGCCGATAGCGCAGAACCCAAGTCCATTGAGGAGCTATACCGCAGGGGCTACAACGTGAAGCCCACGGCAAAGGGTGCGGATAGCGTGAACGCTGGCATTGACATAATGAAACGCTACAAGCTATTCATCACACCACGCAGCAAGAACCTTGAAAAGGAGCTGCGCAACTACAAGTGGACAGAGGACAAGAACGGCAACCTGCTGAACAAACCCATTGACGCATTCAACCACGCTATTGATGCCGCACGATACGCTATCTTTAGCAAGAAAAACAACCCCAACTTCGGGCGATATTCAGTACGATGATTTTTGTAGCAGGCAAACTGGGTGGTGTATTCTACCACCGACTTCAAGTACCATACGAAGACCTGATGCTTCGGGGCTATATGGTCAAGTTCGGGCAGCTTGATGAGCTGGACAAATACAAAGGAGCCATCACGCATCTGGTTATTAACAGGGGCGTAGCCACTAAGAACCACAGGGCATTCAGAGGGATGCTCAACAAGCATGGCATAAAGCTGATTCTTGACCTTGATGACTGGTGGGTATTGCCACGCCACCACGCCAATAGGAACGCCCTTAAGACAAGCGACATCCTGTGGAGCATCAAGATTGCTGATGAAATCCATACGACCAACCCATTCCTCGCAGAGCAGATTCAGAAGGAGAACCCATACGTTCCCATCTGGGTGCTGCCTAACGCCATTGACACACGCAGGGAGCAATGGACAGACATTGAAAAGGTAGAGGGCTTCAACGTGGGTTATATGGGTGCATTGCACCACGATGATGATTTGGCCTACAATCGCATCAATTTAGCTGGCCTTAACGCATACACCATTGAGTACTACAAAGAAGCTCTAAACGCCTCTAATGCGTTTGAACGGGCTGACCACACCACCTACGGCAAGTTGTACAAACAGATTCACGTCAGTATCGCTCCGCTTGCACCCAGCACATTCAACCGATGCAAGTCAAACCTCAAGGCGATTGAAGCTGGTTTCACCAAGACGTGCATCATTGCGCAGGACATGCACCCGTACACGCCCTTCCTAAACGAGAACAACGCAATCCTGTGCAAAGGACCAGCCCATTGGGAGGAGGAACTCAAGAACCTTGACCCAGCAAGATGCGCTGAATTAGCCGAGCAGTTGCACAAGGACGTGCAGTTCTACACCATCCAGAATATAAACGACACACGCCAGCAATGCTTCGCACAATAAACGTCCCCAGCGTATGGGCTGACATCAAGCTCAAGGACTTCCAACGCTTTATGGGGGCAAACCCCACCGATGAAACGGCTGATGACCTTGCCCTGTCCATCTTCTGCGGCATTGACAAGGATGAGCAGAGCCTGTTCCCCGTGAACGAAATTGAGGACATCAAGACCATTATGGCAGGGGTGTTCATGCAGAACCCAGAGCTGCAACGCTTCGTGAAGATAGGAGGCGTGGACTACGGCTTCCATCCCAAGCTGGAGGACATCAGCATCGGTGAGTTCGTGGACTTGGAGGAGTATATGAAAGACCCAATCAAGAACGCTACCAAATGGATGGGCATCTTGTACCGACCCGTTACGAAGAAGGTATTGAACCGCCACGAGATAGAACCATACCACCCCGATAAGCACGATGGTGCTGCGTTTGAGGACATCACGATGGATGTAGTGCAAGGTGCGCTGCTTTTTTTTTATCGTTTAGAGATAGGACTGCAGATATCTTCTCTGACCTATTTGAAGCAACAGGCGGAACAAGAGAAGTCCTTGACGCACGAAGTGCCTTCGGAAAACGATGGGGATGGTACGCAGTCCTCCATCAGCTTGCTGCAGGGGCTATACAAAATCTTGACAAAGTAACCGAGCTGCCCTTGTACCAATGCCTAACGTGGATAACCTACGAGGCTGACAGGGCAAGACTTGAGCAGACCATATCACGACAACGTACCCGATAAGTGGTTTTCTATTTATGAAGTACGGCTACTATCAAGTGTGTGAGGCTCTGCAATCAGCAGCCGAATCCGCATCATACGTCAACTCGGTAACGTGGGGCAACATCTTTGACGTTGACATGCGCAAGATGACCCTGTTCCCTCTGTGCCATATCTTAACCGGCACGGCTGAAATCCAAGAGCGCACCGTCACCTACTCCATTGACGTGCTGGTCATGGACGTGATGGACTACTCCAAGCAAGACCCGAACGTAGAGCCGTACTCGTTTCAAGGCGTAGCCCAGAAGCAAGACATCTATCACCGCAGCCTGTTCACCCTGCAGGAAATGATTGCCTCAATGCGCAGGGGTGACCTGTACACCGATGGCTACCGCTTGGTCAACGACCCCGTGTGCGAGCCTTTTGATGAGGACTTTGAGAACACCCTGTGCGGATGGAAGTGTACGCTGCAGATTGAAACACCCAACCCGACCATCATCTGCTAATGGCACGGCAGACAGGCAACCCCAACCTAAAGAGGGCAGAGAACACCCGACTTGCATTGGACAAGTTCGGCAAGTACTTGGTTGCTGAAAGCCGCAAGAACCTAACACGCAAAAAAAAGAACGTCACGGGCAACCTGTACAAGTCGCTGGACTACGAAATAACAACTGGCCCAAATAGCCTTGATTTTGACTTCTTGATGGCAGAGTATGGCGAGTGGGTGGACAAGGGTAGAAAAGCAGGAAAGATGCCCCCGTTCGGGGCGATATACGCATGGACTGCTCGCAGACGTTTGCAGTTCAAGGACAACAAAGGCAAGTTCCTGTCGTATGCTGAAACCGCACGCAAGGTGATGATTAAGATTAAGGCCAAAGGAATTGAGCCTTCCAACTTCTACTCACGCCCTTTTCAGCTTGGCTTTGACAAACTGCCCACCGAAATACAACAGGCCTATGGCCTTGACGTGGAGGACTTCCTTGAGTTTACGATAAACGAATTGAACAAAAAATATAAGTAATGGCTATCACTATCACCCAGCAGCCACCGACTATCAGCTTCGCAGGTAGCCCTATGGTCTACTCGGTAAGCTCTAACAACTCCGGCAACGCAGGATTCAAGTACGTTGCTGATGTGTTCATTTGGTTTGGTGCTTCGGGTAGCGTGCCTGTGAGCTACACCTACCGCCTCATCAAGCGCAAGGAATCGGTCAGCAACCTGTACGGGTACTTTGACGTGAGCAACATCGTAAGCTCATACCTGTCCCAAACGAACATTCACCATGCGGCAGGCACGGCAACCGACAACGAGCAGACCGTCTGCAACGTGGTGGTCAAGTTCCGTGAGTTCACAACGGCAGGCGGAACCGGTGCGGTAAGCGCAACAAGCAATACCATCCAAGCCTACGATGGGTACACGGAGTTTGTAGATGGCGTAAACGATACGACCACCACAGGGGTGATGACAAGCGGCAGCAGCCAGCAGTATATCCAGCTTGAGCAGGCTATGACCATCGGCATCGTACCTTCTCTGGTCAATGGTATGTTTGTGGAATACTCGGATGGGCAAACCGCTATGACTGATGTAGCATCTTTTGGTGCTACGGATTCAACGGATTCTACCGATAAGCTATGGTTCGTGCCAGCAGGCGTAGCGAACCTTAACGATTCGGTCATTGACCCCAAGCCTTCGGATGTTACCGACCTGCAGTACTACGACCTTTCGCTTGGCGATTACACGAGCATTGACTATGCCCGTAGGGTAGTAACCGATGGTGGTACTTGCGAGGCTCTAACGTGCCTTGAGAACGCCATACAAGAGTTGGGCAATGATGATGCAGCATACACCACTCGCTTTTACCCAACGTGCGAACCACGCTACACCCCAATCACCATAGCCTACCAAAATAAGTACGGGGCTTGGGACTACATTGTGGCGTTCAAGAAAAGTGTGGAATCAACCCGTACCGACAAGAAGCGTTACACCACCAACATCGGAACCATAGGCAGCAGCACTTGGACGTACGACCCCACCACGGCTTCACCAAACAAGACCTACAACAACTTCGGCACGGATAGCATCACGCTCAACACGGGCTTCTTGAACGATGGCTACAACCAAATGGTCAAGGAAATGCTGCTATCTAATTCCGTATATTTGGTGGAGGAAGAACGCTACGTTATCTTGAACGATACGCAGGTAGAGTACAAGACCAGCCTGAACGATAATCTGGTGCAGTACACCTTCAATATGACCTACGCAGCACAAGTCAAAAACCGAGTATGGCTCTAACGCTTCAAACATCTACTGGCTACCTTGACCTGTTTGAGGATGAGGGCATCAGCGTGGACTACAACCTCGCTGACCTGCGTGACCCAGCAGTCATCTTCAGCCCCATATCCAAGAGCTTCAGCGTACCAGCAACAGACGCAAACAACCAGTTCTTTAAGCACTACTACGATGTCAGCATAGCAGGAGGATTCAACCCCTATGCCAAGCAGGATGTCACGTTGTACTCGGATGACGTTATTGTCATTGACGGGTACCTGCAGCTGCTTGATGTGGCTATGGAACAAGGCGTGCCAACGCAGTACCAAATCTTGGTAGCTGGGGAGAACGCACGCTTCGCCCGTGAGGTAGGTGAAAAGGAACTGCGTGACCTTGCACTTGACCCGTATCAGCATACGCTATCCTACGAGAACATTGTGGATAGCTGGGACTTTGGTTTGTTTGATGGGGATATTGTCTATGCACCAGTAGATACCCGTGTCTTTGCATCCGATACGCTCTTTGGTCCGCAGCAGTTGTTCACGCCCATGTGGGAATCGGACTTCTACCCAGCCATAAAGACCAGCGTATTGTTCAACCAAATCTTTGAGGATGCAGGCTACACGCTTGAGGCAGGTGAGGGTATTATGGGTGATGACAACTTCACCGAACTCTATACCCTGTGCTACTCAAAGGATAGCCTTGTGCCTTTGGAGGCCACGTTCAACGACCGCCTTGCACAGGTTTACTCAAGTGGCACGTTGTCCATACCCGACCTTACGACCACCAACCCGAGCAAGATTGTACTCAATACGGAGGTGTACGACAATGGTGGCAACTTCAATACCACGGCTAATGCCTATGAGCTTCCCATTGTAGGGGAGTACAAGTTCAACATACAAGGAACGATATCCTTTGGTACGGCAACCGGTTTGAGGATGTATCAAATCACCATGTACTTGGGCAACGTAGCTATTCAGACAAAAGATGTAATCACCAGGAGCATATTCTCTATTGATTTTGCGCATACGTTTACCAACACATCAAGCAGCAACCAAGTAACATTCCGCATAGGTGGTGTGGAATCTGGAGGCACACTTTCCAGTGGTTGTCAGATGACGGTAATATCAGCACCGGACTTCCCATCCAACTTTGACATCACGCCTTCTATGTTCCTGCCGAAGATGAAGCAGAAGGACTTCCTCGCAGGGGTGGCAAAGATGTTCAACTTGGTGTTCGTGCCGAGCAAGCAAGTGCCAAACCGAATCACTGCCTACTCGTATAACGATTGGATTGCTATTGGTGCGGTAAAGAACTGGAACGAGGTCGTTGACATCAGCCAGCCCATCACCATCAAGCCCACTACGGAACTGCAGGGCAAGAGCATCAAGATGCGCATGGCGCAAGGTAACTCCCTTTTGGATGTAGCCTACGAATCAGCATACAAATACCCTCACGGAAGCGTAGAGGTAAACGACACGAACAACGAGTTCGCAGAGGGTGAGATTGTCATTGAAGCCCCGTTTGCTGCTACCATCACCAACCGCATCAACTCCAACACAACGTTTGAGGTCATTCAGATGTTTGATGGGGAAGGCAAGCCTGTGGATTCACCGCCACGCATGCTCTACTATCAGGGGGTAAACGACACCAGCGACTATTATATTTTCAGGGCTTCCGATGGTACGTTTCAAGTGCAAAGTGAATACCCAATCTTTTCGGTCAGCAGCGGCACGTTCACGGCAACATACGGAATCCCACAACTGGAAGGCGCAAAGCCCCCGAAGAACAACCTGCTCACCGAGTACTACTCCACCTACCTACTTGAGCTATACGCTACCGATGCGGTGATGATGGAGGTGAGCGTGGTGCTTGAACCGATTGAGGTGTTTGGCTTGAACCTAAACGACCAAGTGTACTACGATGGCGAGTACTGGCGCATCAACAAAATGACGGGCTACAACCCCGACACCATGACTGCAAAGGTTGAGTTGTTCCGTGCCTCGTTTGTGAACTCCTCGTTGTGTGCCAACACCATCACCTCGCTGAACAACAACGGAACAATCACCTTTAACGGAACCGCCACACAGGAGTGCTGCGAGTTCTACGGCTACCGCTGGGTGGACAACTCCTGCTATTGGCGCACCAGCAAGTACGTCAAGGCAGCGAATGCTGGGTTGGTAGGCTTGGAGAAAGCACCTGTTGCCAACGTCAAGACCACGACCAGCAGACCTACCGACACCAAATACTGGTATGAAGCAACAAGTATTGAAGAAGATACCAACTTCAGGTGTGTGGCCTTACACAACTACGCCACTCCTTTGTTCGCAATGGAGGAAGGTGAACGCCAGCTTGTGCGCATAAGTGCCGTATGCAAGACCTACTCGTACCAACTGGACTACTCAATTGAACGTGGCGCAGGAGGCGATACCATCACGGCTATCAACCCAAGCATCAGCGACCGCTACAACGTATCAATCCAAACGGCTAATGGCTTTGCATCGTACCTACAACTGGACTACGTGGGTGGTACGGCAGTCGCAGAAACGTGGAGCATAATGGCTGAAAGACAACAACTGCTATGAATATAGGTTCTTTAATTAACGCTTTGAAGGGTGACCACTACGGAATCTGCGAGGAGATTGAAATCGCAAAGGGCAAGTGGGAAATCATTGAAAGCTGGGCAGAAGCAAAAGAGCAAATAAAAAGGCAATGGCGGTTGAGAAAGTAATCAAGCTAAAGGTTGAAAATGGCGAGGCCTTGCTCAACATTGAGAAGGTCAACAAAGCCCTTGCCGACACCAACAAGCAAACAGACAACCTAAACGAAACTATGTCCTCTGCTACGGAGGCCATTGATAAGTTTACGGGTGGTGCTGCATCTGGCTTCAAGGCCGTGGTTGGTGGCGTAAAAACATTTTTAGGTTCGCTCACCACGCTCAAGGGCGCACTCATTGCCACCGGCTTGGGTGCGTTGGTTGTTGCGCTTGGTTCATTGTTTACCTACTTCACGCAGACCTCACGGGGTGCTGACCAGTTCGCCAAGATTATGGGCGGAGTTAGCGCAGCCGTCAAGGTCGTTTTAGACCGTGTGATTGGACTTGGTGAATCGCTGGTCAAGTTGTTCAGCGGTGACTTCAAAGGTGCAGTAGAGGGCGTTAAAAACGCATTCAAGGGACTGGGTGATGAGATAGCCCGTGAAACCAAAGAAGGCGCACGCCTTGCCGAGCAGCTTGACAACATTGAAGACAGGGAGCGTGACCTCATCAAGCTACGAGCAGAGGCCAACCGAGAAATCGCAAAGGCACGCCTGATTGCTGATGACCAAACCAAGTCAGTTCAAGAGCGTGAAAAGGCAGTACGCAGGGCATTCACCCTTGAGAATAACGTAGCAAAAGCCGAGCAAGCCAATGCTCAATCTTATGTCAAGTACCTAAAGGAGCGTATTGCTCTTGGCGAATCAACCGATGAGGACTTGCGCAGCCTTGCAGAAGCAGAAGCAAAGGTCAACGAACTGCGTACTGAAAACCTGCGCAGAAATAGAAGGCTTGAGATTGAACTCAAGGGCCTCCGTACCGAGGCCAAGACCGCAGCAGATGAAGAAGCAAAGGCTCTTGATGAACGTACCAAGAAGGAAATTGAAGCAGGTGAGGAGCGCAAAAAGGTAGAGCGTGAGGTTGCTGAAATCCAAAAGAAGGTGGCTGATGAAAAGAAGCTGCAGCAATCGCAAGCCACAAACGCCTACAACGATGCGTTAGCCTCATTCCGTGCTTCCAATATGACTGCCCAGCAGCAGGAGCTGGCAGCAGCCGAGCAGCAGTACCTTGCACTCACTACGCTCGCCATCAAAGCCGGCAAGGACACTACTGCCGTAACTGCCGAGTACGAAGAGAAGAAGAAACAAATTAAGAAGAAGTACGCTGATGAGGAGCGTGCCAGAGAAATCGCAGCAGCAGCGCAATCGGTGGAGCTGGTGTCGCAGTCGCTTGGTGCTATTGCTGGCCTTGTGGATGCACTTGGCAAGGGCAACGAACGCAACGCAGAGAAGAACTTTAAAATCACCAAAGCTCTGCGCATAGCAGAAGCCGTTGCAAGTACCGCAGCAGCCATCATGACGCAGCTTGCCGTACCGCAGGATGCCCTGACGGGAGCCAACTTCGTGAAGGCTGGTATCGTTGCCGTGACCGGTGCAGCACAGATTGCAACAATCGCCAACACCAGGTTCCAAAAAGGTGGTGCATCGGGTGGTCGTGTATCGCAGCCCAGCATTCCCACATCATCACCTACGGCAAACCCACTTACGCCAAACATCCAGTTCGGCAACACAGAAAACCAACTTGCAGGAATGCTTGGTCAGCCCATGCGTGCCTATGTGGTGAACCAAGATATACAAAGTGCTAACCAGCTTGAGCGCAAGATTCGCTCCAGCGCAACAATCGGAGGATGAAAATCTACGAACTGATTTTAGAAGATGACAAGCTGATGGGCGTTGATGCTATCAGCATCGTTGAAAGCCCAGCCATAGAGGAGCAGTTCATTGCTCTGTCAAAGCAGCAGGTGCAGTTCAAAGTGCAGAACGAGGACAAGCGCATCTTGATTGGCGCAGCCCTCGTGCCCAACAAGCCCATCTACCGCATTGATGAAAAGACAGGCGAGGAGTACTACGTCTACTTCAGCGAGGCTACCATCCGTGCAGCAGCCGAATTGTATATGATTAAGGGCAACCAAAACAACGCCACCCTTGAGCATGCAGAGGAACTGAACGGACTGTCTGTTGTGGAGTCGTGGATTATTGAGGATGAGGACAAGGACAAGACCCGTGCCTACGGATTGGACTACCCCATCGGCACTTGGGTTGTGATGATGAAGGTCAACAACGAAGCCATCTGGACAGAGTACGTCAAGGAGGGCAAGGTCAAAGGCTTCAGCATTGAGGGCTGGTTTGCCCAGCGTGAAAAGATGCGTGGCGAGAACCTGCAGGATGTGTTGAACCAGATTGAAATGGCAGAGGCCGAGCATATCCTTGAGCAGTACATCTTCGGTTCGGTGCGTGCTATCATCAAAAAAGATGGGCGCAGAAAGGCTGGCAAACGCCTTGAGATGGAATCATACTCGGACTACCCACAGGCCGTGCGTAACAACGCCAAGCGTGGCGTAGAGCTGAACGAAAAGAACGGCAACAAATGTGCTACCGATGTGGGCAAGATTCGTGGGCAGCAGCTTGCTGACGGCAAGCCGGTGTCTGTAGAAACCATCACCCGTATGTACTCGTACCTGTCAAGAGCCGAAGAATACTACGATGAAAACGACACCCAAGCCTGCGGCACTATCAGCTACCTCTTGTGGGGTGGCCTTGCTGCCAAGCGTTGGGCAGAATCTAAACTCAAAGAATTAGGCCGTATATGAGTACCATCCTCAACACATCGTACAAAGTCCATACCGACAAGGTAACGGATGCTGAACGCCTGACCTACGCCATTGAAGAAGGCGCAATCGTATCTACCGAAACTGGGTACTGGATTGTGCGCAATGGTGCATGGGTGAACCTCAACATAAGCAATGCACAGGAGCTTGGCTGGGTACGTTGGAATGACAACCAATACACCTCCAGCAACAAGCTGACCTTCGCTGATGGTGTGCCTGCTCTGCTGCCCAATAACGGAGCAACAATCAACTCATACCTAAACACACCAAGCGACCTGTACAACCCCACAACAGGCCGTGTATATGGCATTGCAGAAAACGACACCTACATCGCAACAATCGTATTCAAAGCAAGTGCAGCAAATGCCAATAGCACATACGGTGAACTGCGCCTTGAAGGCGGCAACGGAACGCCATACGAGCGTTTAGCATCTACAATTTCATTCCCACGTGGTAACGCAGTTGAGCATCCATTTCACAACGTATTCCAATACTACGTGGATGAGGACTTCGTAACCAACGGAAACTACTGGCAGCTCACGGCAGTCGGTGGGGCTATCCTTGTTTGGGACATCATCTTCTTTATCCAACGCACGCAATCACGATGAAAGGATTTAATCAAGGCCCAAAGCCACCCGTGCCACAGAACAACAAGCGAGGCTGCCTATGCAAAGACAAGGTGACCTACTCTACCAAGTGCTGCGACAAGGGCGACATGTGGACTCAAGGAATTGGCTTTATCGGGGGCAAAGGCCAATAGTAAAATCCCCAAATATCAATCTATTTATTTTTTAGTTATGAATCTGCAAGACGTATTCAAGAAAATTGAGCTGGCTCTTACACCCGAAAAGGTGGAGCTTGCCTCTATGACGTTGGCTGATGGTACGATGGTGGAAGCCGAAGTATTTGAAGCTGGCGCAAACGCATTCCTCGTTGATGGTGAGGGCAACCGAGTTGCCGTACCTGTTGGCGAGCATAAACTTGAAGATGGCAAAATCCTCGTTGTTGAGGAAGAAGGCATCATCAAGGAAATCAAAGAAGCCGCAATGGAGGAAGAACCTGCCATTGAGGTTGAGATTGAAGCTGCCGCTGAAGAACCCGAAATGTCTATCGGTGACCTCGTGGCAATGGTAAACTCACTCCGTGAGGAAGTTGAGATGATGAAGCAAGAGATGGGTAAAAAACAGGAAATGGCTGAAGAAGCCGTTGCTGAAGAAGCACCCGTAGCTGAAGTAGCGATGGCAGCACAGAAGCCAATCGTTGCTGCTCCAGTAGAAAAGAAACACGAACTGAAATTTCACATCGGTGCAGAGCGTGTTGCAACAACCAAAGACCGAGTATTTTCTAAACTTTTCCAATAAAAAATGGCAACGACCACTTCAATCACTACTACCTACGCAGGTGAGTTTGCAGGGAAATACATCTCTGCAGCCCTCTTGTCAGGTGACACCATCGCCAAAGGCGGCATTGAGGTTGTACCTAACGTAAAGTACAAGCAAGTACTTAAGAAGGTAAACCTTAACGACATCGTTAAAGACCAAACTTGTGACTTTACCGACACGTCTACCTTGACCATGACCGAGGCTATCCTTCAGCCAGAGTTCCTGCAGGTAAACCTTGAGCTTTGCAAAAGCGACTTCGAATCAGATTGGGAAGCCATCCAAATGGGCTACTCTGCATTCGACCAACTGCCTACTTCATTCGTTGACTACTTCATCGGCTACAACGCTGGTAAAGTTGCCGAGTGGGTTGAAAGCAAAATCTGGACTGGTGCTACTGCCAACGCTGGTGAGTTCAACGGATTCCAAACCCTCCTCGCTGCTGACACGACTGTTATTGACGTGACTGCTGCTACTGGTGGCGTGACGGCTTCTAACGTCATCACGGAAATGGGCAAAGTTCTTGATGCTGCTCCTAACGCAGTATACGGCAAGGATGACCTGTACCTGTACGTTCCTACCAATGTTTACAAGGCTTACGTTCGTGCGCTTGGTGGCTTTGCTGCTTCTGGCGTAGGTGCTAATGGTGTAGACAATCGTGGTACTTTGTGGTACGGTGGTCAAGACCTGTTCTTTGACGGAGTTCGTGTATTCCACGCTCCGGGCTTGGGTAGCAACAAAATGGTACTTGCCCAAAAGAGCAACCTGTACTTCGGAACTGGACTCCTTTCGGACCACAACGAGGTGAAGGTTCTTGACATGGCTGACCTTGACGGCTCAAAGAACGTGCGTTTCGTAATGCGCTTCACGGCTGGTGTACAGGTAGGCTTCGGTGCTGACGTAGTTTACTACGCTTAATTAGCTGACTGATTAACCATAGGGGGGTGGTGGTTTCAAAGCCCCATCCCCTTTTTTAATTCTAAAACACAAAATGGCTTGTACTTTAACTCTGGGTCGCATTGAGCCCTGTAAAGACCAAGTAGGAGGATTGAATGCCGTCTACTTCATCAACTCACTTGACCTCGCTGCGGTTAGCTACGATACGGCTGACACCGATGTCATTGACCAGCTTGCTACGGCAGCTGTTTCTGCTTACTGCTACGACCTCAAGGGTACGTCAAACTTTGAGCAGGCTATCAACTCAAGCCGTGACAACGGCACGACCTTCTTTGAGCAGGTACTGAACATCGTGCTGAAGAAGCAAGATGCCGATACGCACAAGGAAGTGAAGCTCCTGTCTTGGGCGAAGCCGGTGGTTGTCGTTGAGGACAACAACGGAAACTCATGGGTAATGGGATTGGAGCATGGCTCTGAAGTTACTGGAGGCTCTATCGTAACGGGTGCTGCCTTTGGTGACTTGACTGGCTACAACATCACGTTGACTGGTCAAGAGCGTGTGCCTGCAAACTTCTTGCTGGGTGCAGTTGCAAATAATCCATTCGCTGGACTTCTTGGTACGAAGCCTACGATTGTTCGTGGTTCGTAACCTATATTTGTAGCGTACTGCTGAACGGAGTAGGACAAATGGATGGGACAAGGGGGGCTTCGGCCTCCCTTTTCTTTTGAAACTTACCCCACTTTGTAGTCACTTGGGGTTATTTAGATATGATATTCCTGTCATACAACGCCCAACAGAGCATCACTTTGCCCATCCGCAACTGGAAGTACGGCAATGATGACCTAACAAACTACGGTGACTACTGGCGAATCCAAGCCAAGTTCATCAACAAAGACACCCGTGAGGTCATCACATACACGCTTGTTGCGCCTACGTTTGATGAGGACACCCGTGAGCTTACGTTTACCTACAACTCCGCAAACCTTGATGCGGAAGTGCCATACGTTATGCGCCTTGAAGACCAACGCTACGCAGCAGGAGTCGCAAACGAATACGAAGACCGAGTTATTGCAGATGCAGGAACGATAGAATCACTATCTTGCGTAACAACTGCGCTCACCGAATTGGGTGCAGATGATGCAAAGGTGCTGGCGATTGACAAGATTTATATGCTGCCGAGTGGTGATACCATCAGCACATACCAGCCCGTTCTTGACACCACCGAAAAAACAATGAATAACGATTTTGTTATATATGGCGAGTAACATCAAACTCATCAATCTGGCTTCGTACACAAGCCCGAAAATCAGCGAAAGCCCACGCTTAAGCTGGGTGGAGTATGGCGATGACAACAACTACTTTGAGTATTTGATTGACCGCTTCAACGGCAGCCCCACAAACAACGCAGTAATCGCTGGCGTGGTGGATATGATTTACGGCAAGGGCGTAACTGCAAGCAATGCGGCAGAAAACCCAGCCGGCTTTATGGAGCTGCGCAGGCTCATCACTCCAGAGCAGCTGAAGCGTGTGGTCAATGACTTCTACATGCTTGGCAATGCTGCCTTTCAGGTGGTGTACACGGCTGACAAGAGCAAGATTGCAGAGGTATACCACATGCCCGTTGAAACCCTGCGTGCGGAGAAGTGCAACGATGAAGGCGAAATTGAAGCCTACTACTACGCCTACGACTGGAGCAAGGTGCGCAACAAGAGCCAAGCAGAGCGAATCCCTGCCTTCGGATACGGAGCAGCAGGCGAGAAGATTGAAATCCTTTACATCCGCCCATATCGTAGTGGCTCGTACTACTACTCACCAGTTGACTATCAAGGCGGTTTGCCTTATGCGGAGATGGAGGAGGAGATTGCCAACTACCATATCAACAACATCAAGAACGGGCTTGCTCCGTCAATGATTATTAACTTCAACAACGGCATTCCGCCACAGGAGGAGCAGGATAACATTGACTTTGCCATCAAGCAGAAGTGGAGTGGCAGTAACAACGCAGGCAAGTACATCCTTGCGTTCAACGATGATTCGCAGAAGGCAGCCACGATTGAGCCAGTAACGCTATCGGAAGCCCACCTGCAGTATGAGTTCTTGAGCCGTGAGTCTTCGCAGAAGATTATGGTTGCGCATCGTGTTACCTCGCCCATGCTTTTCGGCATCAAGGATAACACCGGTTTGGGCAACAATGCCGAAGAAATCAAGAATGCGTTTCAGTTGATGGACAACGTAGTGGTGCGCCCCAAGCAGGAGGAAATCCTCAAGGGCGTTGACAAGATGCTTGCCTACAACAAGGTGAACCTTGACCTGTACTTTGAAACGCTTACGCCAATTGAGTTCACGGATATTGATGTGGTTGACGCAGCAACAGTCCAAGAGGAAACGGGAGTTGACGTAGCCGAGGCGGTAACGCCACAGGCACAAGAGGAACTCATCCAGAAGGAGGCATCGTACAATGGTGCGCAGATTGCCAGCTCGCTGGACATTATGCGTGCCGTACAGGAAGGGGTGCTATCGCAAGACCAAGCCATCACATTCCTTGTGCAGATGCTGCAGTTTGACCCACAGGTTGCCCGAGCATTGTTTGCTGGTAACTCATCATCTGTAATTACGCAGATGAAGTCTCAGAAAGGAGGAGGGGATAGCCGCCCTTTTCTCAAGGAGGAGCTTGCTGCTGAAATCGTAGCCAAGCTCCAAGAGATTGGAGAATCGGAGGAGGACTTGCTCAAGGACTTTGAGCTTGTTGATGCGGAGCTGGTTGATGATGAGGAGGCGGAGTACGATATTGAAGCGTACCTGAACTCACGTATTGAGCTTGCTGCACAGGACAAGAGCGAGCAAGATACGGAGCGTTACAAGGTGCGTTACTTCTACACAAAGGGAGTTAAGGCCAGCCCCAAAGGCACAAGCCGTGTTCTTTGCTCTACGCTGATGAACGCAGCCCGTGTGTACCGCAAGGAGGACATTGAGGCGTTAAGCTCTAACGGAGGCGCAGAAGCGCAAGGCAAGTCATACAGCGTATGGTTGTACAAAGGCGGAGCCAACTGCTACCATCGTTGGGAGCGCAGGGTCTACCGCAAGAAGCTAACGAAGGATGGCAAGATTTGGGGAGGCGGAACGCTGAACGGAACCGACATCATCAACGTAAACGAGGCCGTGCGGCAGGGATTCAAGCTGCCCAAGAACGCCAAAGAGGTAGCCATTGCACCCATTGCTTCGGACTACGGAGGCTATACTGCCGAATACGCTCAAGAGCATGGCATTCCAAAATCTCGCAACATCCGGTAGTTAAGGTTTATTAGTTATGGCATACGCCCTTTTTGTATCACCAGACGACATCGTAAAGCGCACGGGTATTTCGGGCAACGTAGACCGTGACCAGATGGTGCAGTTTATTAAGACCGCACAGGACATCCATATCCAAGCGTTGCTGGGTACTGCCCTGTACGACAAGCTGAAGAACGATGTGCTGGCAAACACCCTCACGGGCAACTACCTCACCTTGATGACCGAGTACGTTCAAGACGTGCTGGTTCACTACACTATGGTAGAGCTGATGCCTTTCTTGGCATATAAGCTGAGTAATGGGGGCGTATTTAAAAAGCAGAGCGAGAACTCGGAAGGCATTGACAAGAGTGAGCTGGAGTACCTCATCCAAAAGGAGCGAGATACGGCAGAACACTACGGAAGACGTTTGGTCAGCTACCTGACCTTCTACGGAAGTTTAACTCCAGAGTACTACGCCAACCAGAATGGCGAGATGTACCCAACAGACGGACAATCATTTCACGGATGGTACCTATGAAGTACGGAGTAAAGCGGGAGAATATCCAGAAGCTGAAGTTGTTTTTAAGTAAAGCGAAAAAGAAGTGAGTAATCTGATTGGGTGGGGTATTGTCTATTGTTCCTCTTGGTTCGGCCAAGTGGATGAAACCACTTTGTCCATCCAGAACGAATCAGCACCCCCATGCTTTGCCCCTGTTAACGAAATCGCTGATGAGTTCGTTGACCGGGTTACTGCCGATGGTGGTGTTGTAGAAGGCTACGATTGCTTGGTAGGGGCATTGCAGGATTTAGGAGAAGACACCTACTACGATATTTTTGATACTTACATCCAGCGTATGACCGATGACGGAGCAACATTGGAGGGAGAAGAATGCTTGATTGACCAACTATTTATTTTGAACTGATGAGCTATTTTGACGATGCCAGCTTGGTGATGATTCCAAGCGGATACAAAGACCAGAAGGTCTACTCGGTGAAGCCTTTGGATGGGTCGGGAGACCTTACGTTCAGCCGTGCCTCAAGTGCAACCCGTGTTGCAAGCAATGGCCTTATTGAGAAGGTGCGTACGAATCTTGCTTTGCAGAGCAATACGTTTAGCAACGCCTCTTGGATTAAAACCGATGTAAGTGTAACAAGCGGTCAAGCAGGATACGATGGCACTACCAATGCTTGGCTTGTTGCTAATACTGCTGCATCTGGTAACCTAACGCAAACCATTTCTTTTAGCGGCTTTAATACGCTTTCGTTCTACGCAAAGGCTGGTACTCACAACTACATCTTTTTATTGCTCAATGGTGGCGGATTTAACGCTACTGCGGTATACAATCTGTCTACTGGAGCTATAACGGATGCAAGTGGTGATGCTTTAATTACTACTGCTACAAGTGTTGGTAATGGATGGTGGAGAATCACTATTACTGGTTCACGTTCAAATTCAGACTTCCGTATTTACCCAACCAATACTAACGGAGCTGCAACTACAAACGGGAATATACTCGTTCAGAATGTTCAGCTTGAGGCAGGCGATATCGCAACAGACTACATCGCCACCACCAGCGCAGCAGTAAGCGTTGGACCTGTTAGTGGGGTACCCCGTTTGGACTACTTGAATAGTACTTGTCCTCGCCTGTTGCTTGAGCCGCAGCGTACAAACGTAGCTACTTATTCAGAGCAGTTTGATAACGCAGCTTGGAGTAAAACAAAAGCAACGGTCACGGCAAATGATACCATTAGCCCAGATGGATATACAAATGCTGACAAGATTGTTTTTGCCGATGGAACAAGTACCATCTATCAAACTTACAATCTTGCTGGGGCTACCGCTACTCGTTCAGTTTACATCAAGGGTACGGCTGGTCAAACAATCTCGTTAGATGATGTTTTCGCATCACAACCGCTTATCACTCTTACGGGTCAATGGCAGCGCATAACCTTTACGGCTGCTGCTCCTAATGGATACGGATTTGGCATTAGTACTTTTGGTGGTGCTACTGCTCGCACCATTTGGCTTTGGGGAGCGCAAGCAGAGGTCGGAGCCTACGCCACCTCGTACATCCCCACATTGGGAACGAGCGTTACAAGGGTTGCGGATGCTGCTTCTAAAACGGGCATTAGCTCGCTTATTGGGCAGACCGAAGGGACTATTTTTGCGGAAATCAATTTTGATTTGGGCGTAACTGCATTTGGTGATTCTCGCATACAGTTAAGCGATGGAACTACGTCAAATTGGATTTTTATAGGGATTCCCGATGGCCAATCTTCAAATCTTGTTCGTATCTATGTTAATGCGCCAAGTGGCGCAATGTCAGCATATAGCACCAATCCATTGGTAAACGGAGTTAATAAAATTGCATACGGCTACAAAAGCGGTTCGTTTGTTCTTTACATCAACGGAGTACAAGCGGCAACAAGTTCAACAACTTTAACAATGGCAGCTTGTAGCCGCATTGACTTACAGGGTGCTGTGCCTTCAGCAGCTACGGCCGAACGCACTAACTACAAACAAGTGCTACTTTTCAAGACCCGTTTAACTAACGCCCAACTGGCAGAATTGACCACGCTATGAAATTCCTAAAATACGAGTTCACGCCCACGCAATGGGCTACGGCTAAAGCCAAGATTGAAACAACGGGTACTGACCCAGAAGGTGAAACCTACACCTCTTGGAACTCCGAGCTGGTTACGGCAGTAGTTGAGTTGGGCTACCTATGCACCGAATGGGGTACGGATGCCGAAGGCAACCAAGTTTGCTTGAAGACCTCACCGAAGTACGCAGTAGATATCCTGTGGACAGGTGAGCCTCTTGCTACCTCATTTGCCTCTTACGTGGTATGGCCTGCTCCTTGTGGTGTGCATATCATCGCTGGATGGGAGCAAGCATACGCAGAAGAATACTGCAAGGCCAACCCCGAAGCTGCTTACTGCCAACCTCCTGTACCGCCTGTTGAGCAATGACAAAGGAATCTGCTGATTCAGTTATCACGTCTTGGTCTTTAACGGGCGCAGGACTGCTCGTAGGCTATGTGCATCAAGCACTTGGTCTTTTGGTTCTGGTTGCCTCTCTTGCCTACACCTTATGGAAGTGGCGCAGAGATTGGCTTAAAGATAAAAACGAGCGCAAGTCGTGATTATTGAGCGCATTTGGAAAGACCCAAAGACAACAGTATTAGGCCTGCTTATCGTAGGCCTTTGCTTTGTTCTGGTATTCTACGAGAAGGCTACCCTTACGGAGGTATCTGCGTTCCTGATGGGAGCGTTTGCACTTATGTTTTTAAAAGACCCTAACGATGGCAAAGCAACAGGCGGTAAGTAAGTTCATCAGCAAGAGCAAGAAGCGAGGCAAGC